CAGATTATTTGCAGCATCTGATACATATATAGTATTATCAGAATCTATATATGCGTTTGTAAAATGATCTCTGAATGGATTAAATATTGCCGATCCTACTAGGCCATCTCTTGCAGGAGAACCTCGATTTATACCAGCATATGTAGAAACATTTCCAGAAGAATCTATTCTACGAATAAGATCATTACCTCTATCTAGAATTAACATATTTCCATATGTATCAAATCCAATTAGAGACACTGTTGTAGAAAATTTAGATAAATTCAATGGTCCATCTACATATCCACTTCCAGCTGTTCCAGCATAATTAGAAAAGTTACCATTTGGATCCATTTTAAAAATTACATATTTGTTATTATCAAGAAAAAGATTTGTAGGAGGGGTTGTTCCATATATATTTCCATAAATATCTTTTATTAGTGGAGAAGAAGTTGGAGATCCAAAGGTGTTAATGTTCCCTAGAATGTTATTCAGATCTTGATATATAGCAAGTAAAGTGCCTGATGTATCTATTTTAACGATTTTAGAAGTTGAATTAAAGGTTCCATAATATAAATTATTACTAGAATCAATCATTAAACTAGTCCTATATTGACCTGCTGATGTATTAGGTATTGTGAAGACAGTTCCTGAAGAATCTATTTTATATAAACTATAAGAAGGGGATGGACCAATAATATAAAAATTTCCAAGAGAATCTATAACTGGAATAGATGTGTAATTTAAACCCGAATTATTAGTATCATATGTGAATAAAGGATTATCAAGCCCAGAGGGATATAGTTTAGGAAATATAGTGCAATTTCCAGAAGAATCTATTTTTACAAAGACTCCAGAGGAACTAGAAGCATATAGATTTCCATTTGCATCGGTTACAATTCCAGATAGAGTGAAAAGTGACCCATTAGTTAATCTAAGGGTTTGTGATATTACATTAGAAGATGAATCTAGAATTCCAGTTGAATATAAAACAGTCGTTATTCTAGAAGAATTATATAATTGAGAAGAAGGTAAGTTAATATATAAGTCATTCATATTACCAGTAAGCCCAGTTGGCCCAGTTCCTGCATATATCTGTGGGCCTGCAAGTCCAGTGAAGCCAGTAAAGCCTGTGAAACCAGTGAATCCTGTAAAGCCAGTGAAACCAGTGAATCCAGTAAATCCTGTAAATCCTGTAAATCCTGTAAAGCCAGTTGAACCAGTAGCACCAGTTACACCAGTAAATCCAGTAAATCCAGTAAATCCAGTAGCACCAGTAGCACCAGTTACACCAGTAAATCCTGTGAAACCTGTAGCCCCAGTAAAACCTGTAGCAGCTGTAGAACCTGTAAAACCAGTAAATCCAGTAAAACCTGTAGAACCTGTAAAACCTGTTGTTCCAGATGCACCTGTAACACCAGTAAATCCTGTAAAGCCAGTAAATCCAGTAAATCCAGTAAAACCTGTTGAACCTGTTATACCAGTAGGGCCTATTGAACCGGCTGGTCCAATCTTACCTTGATTACCAGTTGAGCCAGTAAAACCTATAGAACCTGTAAAACCTGTAAAACCTGTATCTCCAATTGGACCGGCTGAACCAATCTTACCTTGATTACCCGTAGATCCAGTTGCCCCTGTAGACATTCTATAATTACTTCAACTAATTATTTAAATCTATAGAATTAGTAGATCAGAAAGTCTCCATTTTTCAAAGGTTCCATCTGGCATAGGCCTCTTAATAATAAAGGGTAGGCGACGGGCTTCTAATTCCATTTTTGCAATCTCTTTCAAATCAGTAACATGGGCTGGAACTGCTATAAATGCACGAGCACCCTGGCTCAATTGATTTGTTCTAAATCCTAGAACCTTTGTTTTCTCATACTGAGTCAAATATGGAACACTTCTGTGTTTAGGATCAGCCTGACCATCTGAATTTTTAAAAGATGGTGGAACATTTGTTAGCTGAATATCCATTGCAACAGATTCAATTGTATCAATGCGGGCTTCTGGATGAAAACGCATTAATTCATTTCCCAAGTCCTTCTTCTGAGTATCCTCAAGAAGAGCGCCATCCTCAGCTAAATCTAACTCATCATCATACTGCTCTTCGTAATCTCCATCGTCATCGGCCATACTCGTTTCTGTTAGTATAAGGCATTCATTTTTTAGGCTTGCTTAATTATGCAGGGCCTAAACTTGAATGCGTATTATTTATACTATAGGCATGGCCACCGAAGTTGTTGATGAGGTTGTTTGTGATAATGGTTATGAGGTAACAGAGTGTCCCAGTTTCGATGGAATGGACCTACCTGCTGCCCTCCTAAGAGGCATTTATGCATATGGCTTTGAGAAGCCGTCTAAGATTCAGCAAAAGGGTATTGTACCAATTGCGAAAGGATACGATTTACTTGCGCAAGCGCAATCTGGAACCGGAAAAACAGGAACTTTCACAATTGGTAGCCTTGTGCGAATTGACCCAAATATTAAAGCGGTTCAAGTGTTATGCCTTGTTCCCACAAGAGAGTTGGCTCAGCAGATTGAGATTGTAGCTTCTGCACTTGGCTCCTTTCTCGGAGTTAAGACATATGCTGCCATGGGTAAGACACCTGTGCGTGATGATATTCGCTGTCTAGATCGTGGTATTCATTTCCTAATTGGAACGCCGGGGCGTATCTATGACCTAATGAGTCGCCGTGCTTTCAGCACAGAGCATATTAAGGTAATCGTTGTAGATGAAGCTGATCAGATGTTAGAGGATCGTTTCAGAGAGCAACTTCAGTGTATTCTGGGACTTGGATTCCCTTCCACTGCCAGGTGTGCACTGTTTAGTGCTACAATGAATCCTGATGTAGTTGAGTTTGCTAATAAGCTTCTCGATAAGCCTGTTCGCATTCTAGTTCCAGCTGAGGAGGTGAATTTGAAGGGTATATATCAGTATGCTCTTGCTCTGGATAGGGAGGACTGGAAGTTTGAGGTCTTACTAGATCTTTACAAGAACTTGAATATTAGTCAGGCACTCATTTACTGTAATAAGAGGCAGAAGGCAGAGTGGCTATCAGAGAAGATGACACAGGCTGGATTTCCTATTACCTGTATTCATGGAGATATGGAGGTTCGTGATAGAATGGAGCGTATGACTGCATTTAGAAAGGGTGAGACTCGTGTTTTGATTAGCACTGATTTACTTGCCCGTGGAATTGATGTTCAACAGGTAAGCTTGGTTATTAATTATGAGCTACCTACACAAATGGATAACTATATTCACCGTATTGGTCGTTCTGGGCGTTATGGTCGTAAGGGAACTGCAATTAATCTCCTTTGTGGAGATGAGGTGAGGATGATGGAAGATTTGAAGAATCATTATGCAATTACAGTTGATACTCTGCCTGAGGATTTGAGCCAGATTCAATTAGCTTAATTACCTTTGTCTAGACCTATATGTAGGTATATTTCTAGGCTCGTCGGATTGATTAGCTGGATTTACTGGTGCTAGTGGAGTAGCTGGAACTACTGGTGTAGGTTGTGCTACAGGTGTAGCTGGAGCACTACGAATATCGTGACGACAAACTGGACATAAAACAGAACGTTCCAAAAGCCAATTATCAATACATTCACCATGAAATTCATGTTGACATGTATTTAATTTTCTTATATTTTGACCTTGTCTCATTCTATCCTGGCAAATTGCACAAGAATCTTCTAGATCTTGTGTGGGAACCCTCAAAGTGGAAGCATTATTAACAAGATCCTGTGATGCACTTACAATAACATCCTGGAAAAGACTGGTAAAATTTCTAGCTGTTCTTTCTCTAGGCGAACCAACACTTCTTAATAATGGAAGAAGAAATGTCATATCAGACATTGTAACTTCAACTTCAGCCTGTGGTACATGCCTTGGAGTAACAAAGGTATTCTGAGGAATACCATATTGTCTTCTTCCAACATCATACAAGTTAAATCGTGTTCTTGTAGTCTGCCTTATATATCCAAGGAGGTCCTGAATAGTTAGAAATCTTTCAGGTTCATATAGAATTAGTGGGAAATAGTTATGTATATCATCTAAGAGTCCAACACCGTAGACTTTTTCGTAATGTGAATTCATACTAGTAGTTTGAGTAAAAATTGAAACGGCAAAAATACCCACCTGAAGTATCAAGTATGCAGCCATCAGATAATCCGTTAAAAGGTGAAGTAGGCTTGGCAAATATGGGAAATACATGTTATCTGAATTCTGCAATTCAAGCCCTTAGGCATGTTCCTGATTTGACAGTCTTCTTCAAAAAACAATCTGAGAAATGGATTCATACGAAAGAGACAAATGAGTCGAAGCTGTGCCATGCCTACAAGGACTTAGTTCTAAATCTATGGTCTGGCAGTGGACCAAGGTGTGTTCTGAAACCTGCCGGATTTCTTCATTACTTTCGTGAGTCTCTGAAAGAGTGTCCTACGTATGAACATATGATTGCTCCTCTGCCCCATGATAGTCAGGAAGCTCTTACCTTTCTTCTGGACCAGCTTCACGAGGGAATGAAGAAGCCCCTTGAGTTGAACGTGGTAGCAGATAAGAGTTCTCCGACATATAAGGCTCTGATGTCATGGAAGGAACAGGTGGCACCTAACTATTCTCCCATCGTTGACTACTTCTTTGGACTTATGGAAGTTTCTGTGACATGTAAGGGGTGCTCAGGTGTGAGCTGTCGCTATGAACCATTCAATATGTTGAAAGTAGGATTCTCAGACCAACGAGCTTCTACACTTGAGGAGTGTATTGACTATGAGTTCAAGCCAGAAGAGCTGGATGAATATCAATGTGATAAGTGTTCTCCAGATGTTCCTAAAGATCAAGTAAAAGCCAAGAGGTACCCTGGCTCTGTGCAAAGACGTATTTGGAAACTTCCCCAGAATCTAATTCTTGTTCTAAAGAGATTTAATCCAAATGGGACGAAGTGTGTAGCTGATTTTAGTGGAGATGTCGAGCAATTATTTACAAAATGGTTCTCAAAGGAGAGCCCTGAAGGAAGTCGCCATGCAAAATATAGTCTACAGTCTACAATTGACCATCATGGTTCTGCAAATGGAGGACACTACGTAGCTCAAGTGAAAAGCCCAATTACAGAAAAGTGGAATATGTATGATGATGAAAATGTGAGTTTGATTAAGGATGGTTCAAAGCCGTTCCTAGGAAGGCATTCTTATGTCTTGTTCTACAGAAAACAATAAGTATAATTAGATGCTGTCAACGCGAAGAAGAAATCCTGCGCAAATATACAATGAAGGTCCTACTGCCTTAAACTTAAATAGTGTAAGAAGGAACCTCCATAAGCAAGAAGGTTTGCCACCCGGTTACCAACGTCTTGTTTTTCCCACGGTGAATGGAACTGCCACTGCGCCATTGGTTTTACCAGATGAGGGGGTTTCTAATATGCCAAGCATGTCCACTGATCCTGTGGAAGATGCTGCAGTAAGACTCCTATTAGGAGTTCTTCTACCTGAATTAAATACAGAAGAACGAGGGTTACCTGTATCTAATAATTCCAGTATGAATAACTTACTAAATAAATTCAGTAAGTTAAAGGTCTCAAATGCTCCTAAGCCTCGTGTAACTAATAAATATGCTACGCAGTTAGTTGAATCTAAACCTCTAATAGCAAAGCCTACATTTAAGTTACCAGAAGCAAGTAACGAAAATATGAATAATTTACTAAATAAATTTACTAAATTAAAAGTCTCAAATGGCTCCAAGCCTTTCAATGGTTCAAAGAAAAAAGGTAGAAATTATGCTCAAGAACTACAAAAGCAAACTACATCTGGTGCCCAGTTAGGATTTTTCACTTCTATACTTAACCCTGCTAAAAAAGGAAAGGCTACAAATACAGATTTTAATTTTGGACTAGAACTCTTAGATTTTGATTTCCAACTGGAAACCTTATTAGACGAACATGTCCCACTTGTTTCTGATGATCCCAGAAATTTTTTAATGATTTTATCGAAACAAATTCTTTCAGCCATAAGGGTTGGTGGTCAGACAGTTGAATCTATGCAAGAACAAATAGGGGTATTTCTCAAATACGCGAGGGGGTTATTACCTGCTCAAGAAGCACGTGCACTTGTAGGAAATACCTATGAAACGCTTATTAAGGCTATCAATTCATGCTTATCATATTTAAACTTCCTACCTACAAGAGAAACTATTTTCGTATTGGGTTCCGTAATTTATGAATTGTCAAGAACTACAAGTTCATCTATAAAATCACACGCTGCATTTGCTATTCAAGCCGCTGGACGTGTGCTACATAGGGCAAGGGCTGCTGCCGCACCTCTAGATAAGGCAGTATCTGTTGTATATGCTGCTAGTGTGGGTGCTCTAGATAGCATAGGTAATACGGTAGCTACGAGTGTAAGAAATGGGTCGTTATATGTTACCAGGGTTGCACAAAATGTTTCTAAAACTACAATTGAGGCAGGAGATCGTTTACGTCAGGAGGCTCTTAAGAAAATGATTGAGCTCGCGAATAGTGTTATTCGTGTGGCTGGAAATGTAGGTGGTGTAGTAGGTGAAAAGATTAAAGTATTAGTAAGTGCAGTAGCAAGTAACTCTTTATCCCTACTAAGAATTGCTTTTAATGAATTAATTTCACTCGGATCTAGTGTAGGAGAAGCGGCACTTGGATATCTCAGCGAAGGTGTTAAAATGTTATCAACTAAACTAATGGAAATCACCTCAAGTGCAATGAATGCAGCAGGAGAAGGTGCAATGTATCTGAGTGAAGAAGGTAAGAAGGCCTTACAAGAAGTATCTAATCGGGCCGTAGCAGGTATGGTGTATGTTGGACAAGAAGGTGCTGTTCTAGCAGAGCAAGCTTCTGTTGCTCTAGGAAGGGCCGCTATTAAGGCTGTAGAAGTAGGAACTGAAAAACTTCAAGAAGGTGTTATTGTAGCAGCTGGAGTAGCAAAAGATATGGGAGTTGAATTGGCAAAGGTTACAGCAAGCACAGCAAGTGCTGCAGGTAAAATAGCAAAAGAGTTTCTTCAAGATGCATCCGTTGTGGCAGCAAATGCAGCAAGTGCTGTAGTAGAGGCTAGTAAGGAGAGGGCTGCTATATTATTAAGGGGTGGTGTAGATCTAACAGGACAGGCCTTAGAACAAGGTGGAATCTTAGTAGCAAGAGGGGCTCAAGAATTATCCATAAGAGGACTTGAACTGGCAAGAGTTCTCCTTGAAAATGGCGAGGTAGCACTCAGTAATAGTGTTGAGGTTGGAGGGAGATTACTAGCCAGAACTGCTGAAGCAACTGGCTCTGCTGCAGTAACACTAGGAATAGCTGCTGCTGGGGGGGTATATCAAGCTACATCTTCTACTGCTGGATTTATTTACGGAGCAATAGGTGAAGGTTTAACTATGTTACCTTCTTTAGGAAGTATATTTTCAAGTAGTGGACAATATATAAGACAGAACAATTCAGCGCTTGTTGAATTACAAGAAGAAGCTTCTAGGTTTACAGGTGATTCCTTTGAATTACCTTATGGTCAAAGAAGGGGTGAATATTTTTCACGTGGTTATAGAGGTGGTTATACTAGGAAAATACGTAAGAGAAAAAACAAGTCTAGATACTAGGAAATGCGCTGTAACCCATCTGCTCGCTGGGGTCCCGGAACAACCAGTGAAAGACCATGTAATACTGAGGCAGCAAGAGATATTAGGGCGAAGATGGATCAAATGTTAAAAGAAAGGGAGAAACAAGATACTATGTGGGTTCAACCTGTAGTGAAGGAGACTCAGGATCAGCCTGAGGTAAAGAAGTAGATTGATTTTTATAGACATAATATAATCTCATTAAAAATGCGATTATATCGAGTGCTAGAATTGGTCCATAATTTGATATAAGTGCTAAATCACTGTTAACCATTGCATACGAAAACGCGAATCCACTTGCAAAGACCATGATAACTTTCTCAGGCATATTGTAAAAGTTGGCATTCTTATTTTTCCAGTTTGCATAAAGTTCTGGTAAATAGCAAACCAGAAATAAGGAGGATGCCGTATTCATTAAAACATCGTATGCCATTTTATATTCCTCTAGATTAGAATGAGTGGGATAATAACGCCAATGAACAAATTAGCAATATTTGATACAATTCATGATTTTTATCATAATAGACCTTCAAAAAGTGATGACGATGAAGAAGTTGCAACTGAGAAAATGGATTTTATAAGACCTCGTATTGAAGAAACTATCAGCAATTATCTACAAAAGGGCAATAGGGTTCCTATTGCATCTGTTCTATCTGAATTAACAGAAGGTTACGTTACAAGCCCATCAACCAAGTTTGAGACAAAGGTTGTAGAATATTTTGAGAAAAAACATGCTAAAGAATTATATACGAATACTTCTTCTAGCGAGACATTTCGTGATATTGTATCAGACTTAGAAGCTAAAAAGGCATTCTATGCTGGAAATCGCGGAAAGAGTAATATTCTTATTCTCGGTCCTGGCGAAGAATCATTTGGTCAACTTAATTCTAGAGAAATAAATTCTCTTGCTGATTTTATTTTAAATTATTTTAATGGAACCGCTCAAGAAAGACCGCGCGTTACTTTTGATGGAAAAAGTGGAATTGTAGGTAAGATCTTTCGTAATACAGAACAAGTTGTAAATTTAATGTTTCCTCAGACAATTGCAGATTCTGCTCCTACTTCACTCAATCTTTTGAATGGACGTAGTGAGTTTATCTTTCCTCCTTCCAGCAGACCAAATCAAATCCAAGCTACTACAAATATATATTCTTCACCTGATTTTAATATTTATTATACGAATAAGGGGTTTGGTAATCGTAACCAATTTGGATTTTCTCTAGTGATTGAAGGTCCTAGGATAGCAAGAATCGAAATGCCATTTTCTTCTATTCAGAAAATGGGCCCATCTGTAAATTATTTGATTGATATACTGAATAGCCTCGTTAGCAATAATAATCTTGCAAGCATTGTTCCAAAGAAATTGGAAATGTTAAGAATTGGTTTAGAACTAGAAAAGGTTCATAGATCACTTAATACAATGCCTAACACGTCACAGGGATTAATCTTTGATATTAAAAGAATTGGTGATCAGGAGCAAGTCTTAGCTGCAAAGAGTATTCTAACTACCTATCCTAACACCATATTTGGGACAATTGACCATCTTTGTGTTCTATTTGCTAGACTAAATAAGATAAACTGTATATTTCAGCATAATGAGGACCTTATCCTATACAGATTTAATCAAGTGGAAGTTAATCCTGCTGAAAGAGAACTAAATGAAACCTATCAGGATGCTAAGGTTACACTTGGATTAATAGAGAAAATATCTATTATAAATTCTTCTAATATAGTTCAAAGAATCAGGGCTCAATATGGTATTTTTAAAGAACTAAGTGTGAATGGTGAGTTTAGTAGAGAAGATTCTAAAGAACAAGCTGGCCAAATAGTAACAGTCTTACTTCGTCAACGTATGAGTGATATAGTTTTAAAGCTAGAGTCACTAAATATGAATGAATCTACTTTTAATATGAATCCTGAATATTACAATAGGATAAATACAATAAGAGACGACTTAAATACACTTATTAAAGCGGTTGATGAAAAGGTTCCAGGTGTTTCAAACGTTATCCCTTTTGCTATAGAGTATATAAAAACTATTAATACTATTTATGAATCGTATACGCAAATACTAAGTGGCTTTGAAATTTCTGAGAAAGTAATTGGTGGAAGTAAGAGAATAGATATTGAAAAGACAATTGCAAATGGTAATTTATTCTTACCAAAGGCATCGAATCCCTTTTTTAATTATAGTTGTAGTTCTTTTACTGGTCTTTTTAGTAATCTACATACTATTTCTGAATTAATGGTAAAGCTTGGTTCAGGAAAATCAATTCGTAATTTTGATTTCTATGCAGTTTTAACAAAGATGGGATACTTTGATAATATAAAAGGTATCTCAGAACAATTTTACAATGAAGGAGTTTCTGAGACATTGATTAGCCAGTTAGATGTAAATTCAAAGTTAACTATTGGAATGACGGTGTCAGAAAAAAATAATGTAATTGCTAATGAATTTGCAAGAGTATTTCCAGGTATTCAGGCCCAATATTCTAGAAGAGTAAATGTGCCAATGCAACAGGGTATGCCAATGCAACAAGGTGGAGCTTACACGCAACAATTTACTGATCTAAGTGATTTGTTCAGAAATATTAGTGAAATGTCAAGCATGTATATTGATGGAATTTCTAATGAAACAGAAATAACTCCTGGAACAATTGCAGGACTTACTAATAATTTTCCTTACACAAAGGAGCTGGTCTATGATATTCTTATCTTCTGGCAACTTGAACTGCGTGAAATTCAGGCACAGTCTGGCTATTCTTATATAAGTCCAGATACATCTGAAAATATTATCAGCTGGTTTCTGTCATTTTATACTTTGCCAGATGGAAATAAAGATAGTCAAGTCTTACTAGATGATTCTCTGATATATGGGTCACGTTCTCTAATAACATATAATGATGTTTTTACACAAGTGGTTCAAACCCCTGGAATACCGATTGAATGTATTCAGTTAATAGTTCTTCATTTATTTCACCATCTTTTCAGTAATACTATGGCAAATTCGTTTAGTGAAGATGTAAAGAAAATAAAAGCAATAAATGGTATACGTGGTGCATTAAATTTTGATTCAGCTTCTGACTGGGAAAGAATACCAAGTATTTTAACAAGCATTCTCATATATGTAAGGCGTAGGTTGGGATTTACTATGGGTGGAAAAAAAACTCGTAAATTATATAAGAAGCGTAAATCAACTAAGTATACATCCTCAAGGCGCTCTCGTCCATACTCTTGCGCTTCTCTTTCAAGAACTTGTCGACGTGCTCCTTCTTCAAGATGAAGGGAAGACTGAAGTCCTTGATGTAGAATGGCAAGTCAGGAGAGTTGAACAGCCTTAGCATATTCAACTTCTGAGCAATCTGCTCCATACAACGCTTGAGCTCACGAACACCCTTCTCCTCTGTAGCATAAGTATCGAGGATATGGGTGATGACCTCCTTAGGAACACCAACACGCTCTGCCAAGCTCACCTGCTTCAAGGCACCAGGCAACAGGAACTTCTCTGCAATCTCCAGCTTCTCCTTGGGTCCATAACCCTCCAGGTGAATCACTGTAAACCTGTCAAGAAGAACACGATCAATCTTGTTAATGTCATTGGCGCTAAAGACAAACATGGATTGACTCATGTCCAAGGGAATACCAGAAAGATACTTATCCTCAAAGTCAGAGTTCTGAGCAGAATCTGTCAAGTGAACTAGGAGATTCTGGATCTCCTCTCCCTTTGCAGTAGAACTAATCTTGTCCAGCTCATCAAACATGAGAACCATAGACATGGACTTTGCAGCCACCAGAGAATTCACAATCTTGCCACAGTGAGAGCCCTCATATACCATCTGGTGACCATTGAAGGTGCTGGCATCTGAATCACCACCAAGAGAGATGAACTGGAAAGGCCAGTCAAGTGCCTTTGCGATACCCTGCTTGATTAGAGAAGTCTTACCAATACCTGGTGGGCCAATGAGCAAGAGGGACATGCCACTTGCCTCAGGATTTGTGATCTTACCAGCGATAAATTGGAGAATCTGTAGCTTAGCCTGGTCCTGACCAAAGATTGCCTCATCCAGACATCTCTTGGCACGAGTCATGAAAGCAGAACAGACCTCAGGGCCGTCATCAACCTTCACAGGCATCTGCTTTCTGATTCCAAGAGGCAGGGAAGTAGCCTTCTCTAGCCAGTTGCGCATCTTGTAATACTCACCTGAGCCAGGGTCAAGAGCCTGGAGGTTATTGTATTTGGCGAGAAGCTGTGCTTGAATCTCAGGAGTTGTCTGCATATTGAGAATCTTGAACATGACTGGTTGCTCCTTAGCCTTGGGGCGGTTCTCAAGTGCAGTTAGCATACGCTTCTGCTCATCAAGCTTGAGTGACTTGAACTGGTCAATGTGGTCATCAATGGTCTCAGTCTCAATTGGCTCAGTCATGAGCTTGAAGAACTTCTGAACATCCTCAGACTCCTTCTTGATCTTATAGCGCTTGGGAATCATACGAGTATCAACCTCATCGTCACCACCAAAGCCAAAGTTCAAGATCATTCCACGAGGAGCATCCTCCTCATCATACTCCTCGTCCTCATCATACTCCTCATCATCCTCATCCTCGTCCTCATCATACTCCTCATCATCTTCCTCGTCACTCAAGCTTGTAGGAGCATCCTCTTCAGTCTCAGACTCAACCTTCTTTTTCTTCTTCAATGAAAGGAGAGGCTTGATAGTTCTACGAAGCTTGACTGGTTCCTCTTCCTCTTCCTCAGACTCAGACTCAACGACCCTAGACTTCTTTGACTTCTTTGAATATGTCATCTCGTTTACAGGAACTGCATTCCTCCTGGGCTTGAATCCACCCTTGCGCTTAGACCGGGGAGTTTCCTCCTCTGACTCCTCAGAATATGCAATGAGTCCGCGGATATTTCCCTTGCTATCAACATCGTCATCGTCATCCTGTGCTCCAGAGCCACGCTTCTTCCTCAATGACCTCGACGACTTCTTCTCCTCCTTCTCAGCGCGGGCCATTCTGTCATGCTTCTTCAATTTGTTCTCCATTCAAACGCGGTATACCTTCACTCATATGAAGCAAGGCATTCAAATTTTTGCGTGCGACCATGATATCATTTTTTACAAAAGATGATATCTATAGTTTTAATGAAAATATTTAGTAGTTACTCTTGCGATCCTTGCGGTTCTTGCGGTTCTTGCGAGTAGCATTGTTCTTGCGACTCATGTTGCGACGACCACCCTTTCTGCGCTTGCCGGTTAGTAGGCCACTAACGGCTCCGTTTACATGACGACCAGTGTCGTTAACAACACCCTCCACACCCTTTCCAAGGGTAGACCAGACATTGTTACCAGTGGTTAGAACACGGCTTCCAGTATTTCTGACCAAGCTAACACCATGGCTTACGGGGGATAGAACTCTTGTTGCTAGACCACCGTTTCTATTGCGACGAGTAGGCATTCTACCTATGAACTAGAAAATTACGCGTTCTAATTTTTCATAAGTGAATCCCTGAGATCCATACATGCAAACCGGGATTTACTCGAAAGTCCCGGGACCATTTCTTTTGATTCATCGATCCATTTTGATAAATCGTTCAATAAGATCTCGCGGATCATATATTTCACGGGTTTAGGAACCTTGGATCCGCATAATTGCCGTAGACAATCCATATATTCCTCGATTGTTTCAGTGTAAGCCTGGCTTCCAATGCATTCTGTAATAGAAGCTTTCAGAGTTTCTAGAGTTAATTTCATTGTCTCAGACTCAAGAACACCAAGTGCAGTTAATTCTGCTAAGAATTGAGAGTATCCCAACCTACATCTGCGATCAACCGTAGTGTCACTTGTGTCGGAAACCTTCCAGATATCCAAATAAGTCGTATGTAATTTTCTCATTTCCTCAAGAATCACCGGGTATTCCTTTTTGATTTCAGAAAGTAGCTTTGCAAAGAGTCCACAGAACTTCTCCTCGGCTGCTGCTTTTCTGAAAACGAGCCAAGTGAATTCACGGATAAACTCCTTCTGATCAGACCCTAAAATCTGTAAGAGAAACTGTTTTACGTCATTATATGTCTTAACACTGAAAACATTTAACTTATTAAGGATTACTGTATTTAAAATCTGATCATCTCCTACTTTAGAACCATTGTGGAATTTGCTTACATAACGTGATGAAGAGCCCCAGACACTTGCAGGTGTTCTTGGTGTTCCAGGAGTTGCACTTGTAGGAGTTCCTGGGGTCCCTGGGGAACTAATGTGAGATATAAAGGATGGAGTTCTTGAGATAGTTGGTTTGGGTGATCTATCATTGGGCGTCTGTGAATTTAAAAATCTAAATGGTGTTCCTGGATTTTGGCTAGGGGGTTGTCTCCAGTAACTGTTTAATTGCTCTCGTTGGCCTTGAGGAGCTGAAGGTCCGTTTTGCTTATGCCTCCAGTTTGAGCGATCTGGTTGAGCAGAACGAGACCCGTGCTCCTCAGGTGTACTCCTTACCCTGATGGATTGGACACGCTTGCGCAGTTCATCAGAGATTGGTTGGAGCGAGGGGCGCAATGAAATAATAGCAGTGACCATTGGGGGAACGTTCATGGTCGATATAGTTGTATATGGGAATTTAGTTTTAGGCCATTATATGCGGGTTTATTTAATAAGAAAAGAAATAAGGTAAATCAATGGAACACACCTTACAAGAGTGTCGAATTGATTCTGTGTTAGAATCCATTGGTATTAAGAGCAAATCTGCTAAAGACCTATTCGGTGAACAATCTAATAAATGGACTACAAATGTGGGTATTCTAAAAACTCGATCTGAAGGCTGGCGCACTCTGAAAATGATGAAGAGCCCGGACTGGATGTCACATTTACCCAAGCTCCTTGAAAATGAGAATATAATAAGAAACATAGACCCTGCTACTGCATCTGAGTCTCAGACAGAAGATTGGTCTCAAATCTTATTCACTGGAGAATGGGCATCCTTAAATTTTGTTCCGTTCGTTTTAATGTATGTAGCTCTTTCTAAAATTTTTCTCGGTCCAATGATTGCATGGATGATGCCATTCATGAGTCTTATTCTACCATTCTTAGCCCTAAAATACGTCTATGGGCTCCCTATTACATGGAATATGTATTGGGAACAAATGAGTCCTATGATTCTTGGAACTAAAGGTGGAGAAATGAGTATGAGCACTCTATTACAATGGGGGAGTATGTTATTTTCGTATGCCCATGGAATGTATTTACCTTATACGAATGCCGTTCATTGCTACAAGATCGATCAGCTTATGATTAAGGGCTCAAGGGCAGTGGTAGATTCTATTAAGAGATTACGTGCGATTTCTGATATTTGGACAAAATACGGTTTAAGAAAGCCCTGGGCTTTTCCTGACCCTTCTAGCTATGGAGATGAACGACAAGTCTTAGCTTGGCTCATGGAAGATAAGAGTCTGCTACCTCAGATTTACAGAGCAATTGGACAAGTTGAGATCACTGCAGCCATTGTAAGATGTGAAGGCCTTGTCCCTGTGGAATGGGTCCAATCAAGTATACCAATGTGTAAGATGGAGGATGCGGTAGATGCATTATTGGAAGAGAAGAAGAGAGTTCCTTTTACTCTTGTGATGGGACCAATGGAACATCACGTGATTTGCACTGGGCCAAACAGGGGTGGGAAATCTACTTTCTTAAGATCTGTTCTAACAAATTTAGTCTTAGCTCACACATGGGGAGTATCTTTTTCTTCAAGATGTGTTCTAACCCCTGTAGAATGGGTCATTAGTAGTTTACGCTTA